GATTCTTTCGCTCATGCAATCTCGTTTGATTTAATCTGTATATTATACATTATTCGTCATCAAAAGTCAAGCCTTGTTCTTGTCTTTCTTTCATTTGTTCTTCTAACAAAATAACCAATATATCACCGATGTGGTCTACAAACTCTTGACTGTCGGTGTCGGCTTCTATTTTGTTTTCTATAACTGTGTAATCAAACACCATAGGTAAAACGCCATTGATTGCTTCGGACTCAGGTCTGAATCCTACATTGCCATATTTGTAAACGATACTTGCAAACGGACCACTAATGAGTTTAAGTCCTGTAAAGTCCTCTCCAGGTTTCTCTACAAAAACATAATCATCATTGTGTTTTGGATTTGTGGTCTTATGTGTCGGCGGTATCTTCGGTGTGTTCTTCGACTTCTTCAATGTGGTCTCCATACTTAAATTCTTTTGCACAAACGGCATCTAGTTGTTCTAATATTTCAGGTGTAAAATACTTTTCAGGATTATTATTTATAGTCTTACCAAAAGTCTTAGTGCCGTCTGGCAACTCAACTCGTGTAGATACTGATTTGAATATGCCGTGTTTCAATGCCAGTTCTAATAGACCATAGTATCTATCTAAACCTTTGTCATAAGTTAATCGAACATCAACCACCTTGTTCTCTCTAGTCAATCTTGACTTATGATTCTTACAATGAATAATGTTACCAATGATTTCAGTACCATCTTTTTCTTTGCGTTTAGAAAGATAGACAATGCTACTAGCGGCATATTTCAATCCTGACCCACCACCCATCTCTTTCTGTGGGAACATACTGCCCACCACATCATAAGTATGGTTTGTTATAATAAGGGGAACTGATGCTTTCCCTAACTTTAAGGTGAGTACTCGAAAGGCGGCTTTTACAATTTGTGCCCTTGTCATATCTTTTGTTTCTTTACCTGCTTGTGTATCTTCCATCTCTTTCGTAGTCGATAACATACCTAGAGAATCTAACACAAGTAGTATTGGTTTTCTTTCTGACTTCTTTTGTTCAATGTATTTGTCTAATACAGTAATTGCTTGATGTCTGAATTCTTGCACAGTTGTAACTGGCATAACGACCATACGGCTACTGTCGATATCTCGTTCTTCAATCAAGTCTTTTGTAATTGCTGACTCACTCTCAAAGAATATTACACCGCCGTCTGGATTCTGGTCGAGAAAGTTCTTACACATGCCAAGTACAAAGAATGTTTTACCTGTTGCACTTTCGCCGGCGATTGCAGTAATCTTGTTTGATGGTAGACCTCTGTAAATACTACCGCCTAATAACGCATTAAAAATATACGAACCTGTATCAATAAAATCGTTCACATCGCCTGTTGAACCATCTGATACTAAACTTGCATATTCGTTACCTGTTTCTTTAATTATATCTTTTAAAAAATCACTCATGTTTTTAACTCCACTTTATATTCGTGTTTATGTTTAGGGTCTGTGTTTCTTCTTTTATATATTACTGCCCAATTCGATTCTCTTTCAAATCCGCCTGGAAATTTATCTAGTGAAAGTTCATGGAACTCCCACTCTGAATCTGGTTCTGATTTTAGTCTTGTTTGTACGGTTAACATAATTTTATTATACTCTGTTTGATTGCTTTTGTCAAGCTATATTTAGAAAAAATCATCTAGTGTTGCCACTCGTGAATTCTTAAACAAGTCTGATTCAGGTCCGAAACACCAGACATTCTCAATAAACATTTTGTTCATGTGTTCGTCTAGTTTTGTCTTATCAAACTTGCCATCTTCGTCATTAAATACTGCCTTGCCTTGTGGGCGTTGCATGATTCTCATGCCGATTTGGCCAAGAAACTTATCTTTCAATTTATCAACGAGTTCATCGCCTGAACGATAACGAACACCATGTATCTTAGGGTCCATAATATTGACAAACATATATTTAGAAACCTTCATTGTGTTCTCGGCAACAGGCAAATAAAAATCATCTCGCCATTTGTCATACTCGTTAAACTTAAACCAAGATTGATTTTCTTCTAGTTCGCCCCCTTTGTTGTATTCTTCTGTTGAGAAATAAGGTGGACTGGTAAATGCACAATCAATTGGTGGTAACTTATCATATGGTAAATCTTCTGCACCGCAATTCCATATTTGCACTTTCTTAGGTTTAGGTAACATCTTATTGTAAGTTGCTATTTGTTCTTGATATCTCTGATATGTGTTTGGGTTTGGGTCACAACCATAATATTCTTCGGCGTTTGAGGCAAAGAAACCAGCAAGTCTATCACCCCAACCACAACTTGTATCTAATACAGTTCTTGCTTCTGTGATGTCATAGATTGCTTTTGCAACGACAGGTTTAAATTGTGTTGCAATATAAGTGCCTAGTCTAAATGCAGACATATAACTTTTCTCATCTAACTTGCCACCCATGAGTTCTTCTTTACCTTCTATCATAACTTTTTGAACATCGTTAATGCCACGCCAGATAGGACCAAAACATTTCCATATATCATATGCAGAACCATTTTCCCAAACTTCTTTAGGTGCTCGAAAACCATAACTACCACATTCTAGTCGTAAGTCCTGGTGAAAATAATTTGACACATCATTAAAGGTGCTAGCGCCATTAATCAAGCCTAGTCCATAATCTTCATAACTATATTTGTAATCGTCATACTTTTCAAATACAATCTTTTCTACTTGTTCATTTGGAATACAAATGGTGCTGGTATCAAACTTTTGTAAATCAAAAAAAGACTTTCTCATATTGTCTTTTGTAATTTCTTTAAGTGGAAACACAGGTCGTTCTGTGGCAATATAGTCAGCAAGATTTGTCCTCATCTTATCTTTACCATACTCTGCGTTCATTCTTTCAAAGGTCTTGTTGTCTAAGATTGGCAACTTATCTTCTCTGGCCGCATCCTTGAAACGACCATATAGTTCTTCATCTCTTACATAGTGTGTGAATACATTTTCTTTCATTCTCTATTCCTCATTACAATTGACTGATACCATTTCATTAACCATATTACCTTTTGTGGGTAATGTTCGGGGTCTGGCATATTGTCTTTAAAATATTCCATAAATCTTTTTAGTTCTTCATCACTCATCAGAAAAACTCATCTAGTGTTGACTGTCTTTCAAAACTCCAGTCGATTGCATTAACAATAAATCGTAACGGCTCTAAGAACGATTTATCAAACTGAATATCATAGTCAATGTATCTATGTAAGTCAAACTCTTTTGGCAATGTGCCGATAAAAGATATGATGTTTTCTCTCAACGGATTAGGTTCTATCAACTGAATAAACTTAATCTTATCACCATCTTTGACAATTTCATACTTCTTTAGTTTGTGTTGTTTCAACAGATTGTTATACAACAAAGCGCCACGAACATGCATAGGCGTTCCTTTCTGATATACTGTTGTAGTCGAACTATACTTTTTCAGATTATTACATGAACGAGGATAGGCGATTGATTCAGGCGACAACTTCTTAAACTCTTTTCTAAAGTTTTCTATGAACTCAATCAATGCAGATTCGTCTTTGTTCATAATGATACTTAACGCCTCTTTAATCTTAACACGACATGGGGCAGGTGTAGAACTTTTGACGGCCTCGATGCCCATGATTTTAAGTTTAGGTTCTTTCAGTTCAACGCCTTCATCATTGTAAACATTTAAAATATATCTTTTCTTTGCAGTCCAGATACCTTTGTTTGCAATCACTTCTCGTTTCATAATCATCTTTTGTTCATATGCATGTACATATTTAGCAAGTTTATCAAACGACTTATCAATCTGTGGTTGTATTGTTTCATTACAAAACTTATCCATGACTTTCACAATCTTTCTTGTATCGGACTTGTCTTTGAATATTGCGTTTACAACTTCACCCAATCGAATGTAAATAGAGTCTGTGTCAGAAGCAATAACATAAGTTACATTTGTTGTCTTGAGTAACTTATTTAGAAAGTCATTGACATCTCTTTCAATCCATCGAATTGCAAGTTGCCCAGCCATTGTAATACCTTCTGCATGTCGAACATCAAAGTATCTGAAATACTGATTGCCGATTGCACCGTAGGCACTATTCAATGAAAGTTTTCTTGCAAGTTGAATGTTGTGATTCTTTGCAATCTCAAACTCATACTTCTTATCGCCAGTCTTTTGAAACATCTTCTGTGCTTCAATCATCTTCTTTTTATAGACAACTCGTTCTTGATATAAAGTATCCATTATCTCTGGCAGAAAACCTCGTTTGTCAGTTCTAAACTGAGCGCCGTTTGGCGTTATAGTTCGAGCATCAAGGTCAGAGAAATCACATTCTTGATTTAACATCTTTTGAACATTGACACGATTAGGTTCAAAACCAACCATAGTTTCTGGCGATATGTTATACTGCATAATCAAATGTGGGTATAGACTGTTCAAGTCAAAACTACAAACCCAATCATGAAAACCAACAACAGGGTCTTTCACATAGGCGCCTTCATAACCACTAGAAGTTTTAGATTCTTGTATGGCAG